GGTAGCCGGTCATGGCATCCATGGCTGGCTGAAAATACTCACCACAGTGCGGACATGGCCAGTACCAGCGGCGGCGGTCACCACGATTGTAAAGGGAAAGAATACCAGTCGTCGGTGGCGCTTCATGAGGCGACTTACGTCGCCATTTGCTGTCGCAGATGTCACGTCCCGGCGAGCTCTCCACCAGAGTCATCCCGGCGGACATAAATGTGGTGGTACGTTTTGAGGCCAGGGAGAAACCATCACCCTCGCTGTCGATATTCTCCGGAAAACGGTCGTAATCGGTTAAGGCGACAAACCGGTAATCCGACGACGACATAATGTTGACCGAGGGCCAACCAATTTTAAGGAACGAGCCATCCCTGAACGTCTTATCATGAACATTATTGTCGTTACGACGTGGACTCATTCTTTTCTTTACCGCCGCACTGCTTCTGAACGTTCTGTCGAGGCGCTTTTTAGAATGCTCGCGGGCCTTATCTTCGGTCATCTGCACAACGAGCATGTCCGAAGGATCGCAAACGATGGTATAGACAATCCATCCATCGATCAGACCAATGGTCTTCCCTGTTCGCGCAGGACCAACAAAAATCACCGCATCGTATTCACGCGATGCCAGGCAGTTCATGGGCTCAATGATGTAGGGTGTCAGTTCAGGATCCCATGGCACCGAGTTACCAGCCCCCTTGGGAACACGCATGAATTTTTTAACAGCCTCCGAAATCGGCATGCGACGTGGTGGGGAAAATCCTGCCGATATGTCCCTTCCCAAATTTCGGGCTGATGAAAAACCCATTATTCCTCCTAGAGACTCTCTCCTTCCTCATCAGGAATTAATTCAGCAGCACAAGCCTCGTAGGATTTTTCCTGAAGAGTGTATCGCAGGTCATCAATGGCCTGCTGTACAACGCCGACGGCCTGAGGAGTCAGGGCGCAATCGCGTTCAAGAACATCCGGAATTGTCTCCAGAACCTGGACGACAGCCTTTCTCATGGACGAATAGACGATGACTACTTCATCAACTGGGATGAGTTTTCGCTGCTCCTTTTCCAGCTTGATCCTTTCATTTTCAGACTGGTACCAGTCCTTTCTCTCTTTCGGCTCCATACGGGATGGATCATGAACAGAGTCTGCTGCCTCATGCTTCACACTAAACAGAGCTGGCCCGACATGCTGCAGGGCGTAAACGGGGTTCCCCCTGACAGTCGCAGCCACAGGAGTGTTGGCCGCGAGGAGCCGTTTTTTTACTGTGTCCCGGTGAAGCCCAAAGGCCTCGGCGATTTTAAAAACACTCCAGTAATAAGCATCACCGATCCCGCTCACATTTGACATAAGCAACTCCATCTGGCAGGTGAAAATCAGGTTTATTTATATATTTCAATTAATTGCAAACTGGTCTAATGACAGGGAGAAAAAAATATTGTACAGGTGAAAAGAGAAATAACTTTTAATTATCAATAAATTACTAAACATGTTGCCGCCGCCATGGAAATGTAAAAACTAGCCTTTTTCCGCGACGCTCCCGCCCCGTGGCAGGCCACCCCACCGGAAGGACCCGCCAAAATGAGAGTGATTATCACCATTGCTGATGAATAAATTGATGAAAATCATTGAAACGCCTTTCAGCAAGATAACGGCGACGGTCGTTGTTGAACTCCGTAGCTCTGCTACTAAGGTTAAAAGCATGGCCATCTTTTGCCACCGGCAAATCTTCAATGGATTTCCCCTGCCGGTTTTTTATTCCTCACATTATCGCAGCCCCTCAGTGAAGGGCTGCTGTAATGCCTGCTCTTACTCAGTAACGACCGCGCCTTCCGGTAATTTCATACCGGCAAATACCGGACAGCCCGGGGATCGTTATCTGCAGCTGGTTAGCCAGGGAGTTAATCTCAGCGACCAACACTGGCTTCGTATAGCGCCATGCCGCCAGCCCTTGTCCACAGAAGCTCGCCATATCTTTTTTCTGATCAAACTCATGACACTTCATATTGAGCTGCGCACTTAAGCTGTTGCGATGCTGAAGTTCTCCGGTGAAGTAGTCATCCAGGACTTTATAGGCTGCATATTTAAATCCGGGGTTTAGCCATGCTGCATAATCATAAGCAACAAACTTCCCGCCATATGTTCCACCGTGTACACCGCGCTCAGTAAAAACCACAGATTCGTGTTTTTTCTCCAGCTACTTAATGCGCTGGGTGCGGATATATTCCTGCGCCCCTTCCAGTTGCTTCTGCATCGTCATCAACCGTTCTCTGAGGGTGAAATAATCCCGTTCAGCGGTGTCTGCCAGTCGGGGGCTGGTTGCATTATCCATGCTGGTGGGTCCGGTGGCTTCACGCACGGCTGCGGAGCAACTGGCATTGACCCGCAGGCGCTTACGACCAGCGGCAACATCAGCGCGCAGAGTTTCATTTTCAGTTTTCGCATCGGCTAACTCCTTCGTGTATTTTGCATCGATCGCAGCAACATCACGCTGACGCTGCTGCATGTCAGCGATGGTGGCGGTCGCCTGCTTCAGCTCACTGACTTTTTTATCACGCTGTTCTTTGTAGGCGATGGCGTTATCACGGTAATGATTGACCGCCCACGACAGGCAGACGATGATGCAGATAACCAGAGCGGAGATAATCGCGGTTACTCTGCTCATTGTTGCCCCCACAAACAGACTTCACGCTCAATCTCACGACGAGTCATCAGGCCTTTCCATTGCTTACCGCCAGCGTATGTCCAGCGACGTAGCTGGTCACATGCGCCTTTGATATCGCCCTGGTTTATTTTGCGAAGAAGCGTCGATGTTCTGAAATTGCCAGCACCCACGTTGTAGACGAACGAGTAAAGAGCGCCGCGCGTTGTTTCCGGTATATCGACTTTGATGTACGGGTTAATTTGTCTGGCGACCGTGGCAAGGTCTTTATTCAGGAGGGCTTTGCATTCTGCTTCGGTATACGTTTTACCTAGCATGATGTCTTTTCCGGTGTGTCCGTGACATACAGTCCATACGCCAACGATATCTTTGTATGGTATGTAGCTGACACCTTCCAGGCCATCGTCACCACTCGGACCAGTGATGAGCACAGACGCTATGGCAACAGCCCCACCACCAATAGCAGCAGCAACAGCCTTGCGTAATGATGGCGACATTATTCACCTCTCGCAGCCTTACGCTTATCTTCTTTAATCTTGAAATAAAGGTTTGTCAGATACGTCAGCAAGCCAAATACCAGACTACCCAGCACACCTATTGCCGCCCACTGTGAGGGCGTGACTTTATCGAGCAACTGTAAAAACCAGTACCCGGCACTACCTGCTGAGGTGCCATAGGCGACACCCGTTGTTAACTTATCCATGGATTTCATAACCCCACCTCGCAGATGCGGGTGCTGTGTAATGGAAATAAAAAGGCCACCTACGTGGCCACCAGATTATTTCCCCACCAGCTCGTTTATCTCTTTCACTGTCTGGTTAAACCGCTCTGACTCAAGCTCAACACCTAAGGCCCGACGCCCCAGCGCCATTGCTGCTTTTATTGTGGAACCGGATCCCATAAAAAAATCAGCAACCAGATCACCAGGTCGACTACTGGCATTGATTATTTGCCGGAGCATATCCGCAGGTTTCTCACACGGATGTTTACCCGGGTAGAACTGAACGGGTTTATGCATCCAGACATCGGTATAAGGCACGGAGACTGATACGGAGAAATAGCGCCGGAGAGATTTAAACTCATCCAGCAATTCAGAATATTTGCGATTCAGTGAATCATAAGATGCCACCAGCTGGTGGTGTGGTTGTTCCAGTTGTTGTTCCTGAAACTTCTCTGCCGCTATACGGGAAAACAGTGCCTGTAACTTCCGATAGTCAGCCTCATTCGGCAACTGCCACTGACTGGCACCAAACCAGTGGGAAACCATATTTTTCTTACCTGTGGCTTCGGCAATTTGTTTTGCCGTTATACCCAGTTCGGCACGAGCATCCCTGAAATACGATATCAGCGGTGCCATTATGTGCTGTTTGAGTTCCCTTTCTTTTGCCGCATAGCCGTCACTTTTGCCGCGATATGGCCCCTGGTAATGTTCAGCAAACAGAACGCGCTCTGTGGCAGGAAAATATGCGCGCAGACTTTCTTTATTACACCCATTCCAACGTCCGGACGGCTTCGCCCAGATGATATGGTTAAGCACGTTGAAACGTTCACGCATCATGATCTCAATATCAGATGCCAGGCGATGCCCACAGAACAGGTAAAGACTTCCGGCAGGTTTCAGCACCCGCCAGAACTGCGCCAGACACTGGTCCTGCCACTTCAGGTAATCATCGTCGCCCTTCCACTGGTTATCCCAGCCCTCGGGCTTCACTTTAAAGTACGGCGGGTCCGTGACTATCAGGTCAACAGAATTTTCGGGTAACGACCGGATAAATTCCAGGCAGTCGGCGTTGACTAACTCACAACTGGATATTTTTACAGTATTAAGCATGGATCATTAAGCCTGTCTCTGATAGGCTCATTCTGCTTTTGCGCAAAGCAGTGGGCCTGAGGTTTGCTTGTGATCCGGACGCATGAGCAGATGGCTGGTGAGTGCCCCTAACACCCACCAGTCGCCCATTTACCACAAATAAAAAAGCCTTCAGGACTGAAGGCGTCTGTAACAACCGAACTGATAGTCTGCCAGACCCGCCATAACAAGCTGGGTCAGTATTAACTGGCAGCGTTCGCGTGAAAGGTAAGTATTCTGCGCAATCTCCCCGACTGTCGCCGGTTCGGTGACGCTTAATTCATTAAACACCACTCTGGCGGTTTCTGTCATATCCTGCTGTTTCAGCATGTCTTTTTCCCTTTTTCGGTTAACGTGACACACCAATAACTCTTGTCGAAAAAGCCAGCAAGCTGAAAGACAGGTATTCACCGCCACCAGCACGTTTACTGTACTGGACCGATTTCAGCCATAAAAAAACCCGCTCGCGGCGGGTTTAAGCTGTGTGGCGAAGTAACCACTCTTAACATACTGACATACTTTTTGCGGACCGCACTAATCATTTTTTACTTTTTTAGCAGCCAGTCGTCCATCTCCAGTCTTACCCCCAGCACAGACAAACATCCGTCAATAAACCCTTCGGCTATCTGCATCTCAATTCGTATTGCTTTTTCGCTTTTCTTTCTCTTCCTGGCTATCTGTCTTTTTGATATTCGCAACAAATAATGAGCAATGAGAAGCGAATACTCCTCAGGTTTTTTCTGCTTCAGACGAGCAAGACAGTTTTCAATGATAAGTCCGTCATCATCGCAGCAGGCCGGACGTGGTTTAGTGGCAGATGGTAAAAGTCCTTTGAATCCGGCAGCGATCGGAGAATAGTCCACCCCGGTGTTACCACTTGCAGCCCATGCCCCCCAGCGTTCAAGAACCATCTGAATATCACGCATCAACTTTCTCCACAAAATCAGGACAGCACACCAATCGCCAGCGCGCGATCGATAAAACGAAATATCAGCTCCAGTTGGGAACCATACTTCTCTTCAAATGCCACGGTATCCGCATGCAGTTCGTCATGGTGTTTTCTGCACAAAGGCAACACAAAAAGGTCATGCGCTTTTGTACCCATTCCACCCTGACCATGACCAATCAGGTGATGAGGATCGTCGGCTGGCTTACCACAACATGCACACGGCTGCGTCTTAACCCAGCGCGTGTACTTTTCATTAACCCAGCGACGACGTTTGGGGCGTAACATAAAAGACTCCGGCGACTCCGGATCCACTTTCAGCGCCAGCACCTTTTTCGCCTTATCCTGGATGATGCTGGTGGCAGGAACCGAAGGCACAAGGTCACTTTCCCGGGTGACAGACGGCACAACAGGCTTTGGTAATCTCAGTGCCTTACGGGCTGCACTTTCCGGTAAGGCATCCGCCAGGTCATTACGAACCAGCCACCAGCACAGTTCCGGCATTGTCACAACGTGGCTGTCATCAAAACCGAGATCACGACGCACAACAGACAACACCCAGCGGGCACAGTTATCCGTTGCCATTGATTCCAGACGTTCCGTGAACTGATCGCGAAGCAGGTTATCGCAGTGCCAGCACAGACGGATTGCGCCCGGCGCGTGTCGCATTGTGGTCATGTTCTCGCTGTGCCATCCGGAATGAGGCCACTGGCAGCCTTTTTCACGAAGTAACCAGCTCTCAAGGCATTCCACACCACCAGCACGACGGATCACCGCCTCATGGCGGAACACGGCCCGAACGGCAGGATCATCCGCCAGCGGTTGTGATGCTGCCGGAACGACACCACTGGCAAAAGATGAATAACGTTCCGGCTCAGGCTCCAGCAGGACACGCCCCTGCATAAACAGGGGCATCAGCTCTGAACCGGGTCTGAACAAGACGATCCCCATACGCGGGGCAATTTCAGGGGTCAGCAGTGCTCTCACGGTCACCTCAGCGAACGGTATTGCATGAACGCAGGAGAAAAAAATTCAGCCATCACGCAGTAAACTCCTTCACCAGCGTTTCAAACTGGCTTACCTGTCCTTCCAGTTCCTCCACGCAATCCACCAGCTCATCCACCGCCTTTTGTGTACGGTGTTTTGCCTGCAGCAGATCACGAAGCGCCGGAGTAAGCTGCTTGCGGAGCGTATCTTTTGCCACGCTCGTTTTTTCCATCTGTTCAGCACAACGAAGCATCTCCTGCGCCTGCCGACGAAGTTGTTCCGGTGAAACAGTGGTTGTTCTGTTGTTCAAAATAAACGCTCCGTTTTACTGCCCGACATGCGGTTATTGCTGTATCTGCGCGGATTGCCCGGCGTCATGGGTGTGGAAAGAACCCGGGCACTCTCCTGGTCCACAGGCAGAAAATGTCCGTTATGAAAACGCCGGTAAATGGTCCCGAGCGTGCCATTACGCTGTTTCGTGATGTTGATTTCTGCTATGCCTCTGGCCTGAGTTTCCGGGTTGTATACCTCATCCCTGTAAAGCATCAGAATGATGTCGGCATCCGCCTCGATTTCCCCGGAGTTTTTCAGGTCCGAGTTCATTGGGCGTTTATTGGGTCTGGATTCCACGCCGCGGGAGAGCTGGCTCAGAGCAATCAGCGGAAAACCGCCGGATTTTGCCAGGCTTTTAAGTCCCTTTGAGATTTCCCCCACCGCAAGGTCGTGACGCCCCGTGCTGCGGGTTTTAATCAGGCCGAGGTAATCGACCACCACCAGCGCCGTTTCCGGGTGTTTCATCCGGTGGTGCTTCGTGGTTGCACATATCTCATCAATGGTCAGGTTTGCCTGGTCCACCATCCAGATATTACGCCCCGTCATTCGTCCCACGCCCTGCGAGAAACGCGCCCAGTCTTCATCTTCAAAACGGGCAACAGACTTAAGACGGGATACCGGCATTCCACCGGCAGCAGACACCATACGTTCACCAATCTGGATGTTCGCCATCTCCATGGTGAACAGAAGCACGCCATGCCCCTGCTCAGTCACCTTGTCGATGATGTCCAGCGCAAGTTCGGTTTTCCCCATCGAAGGACGGGCGGCAATGAATACCAGGTCTCCGGGCTCCATACCGCCCGTTTTTGCGTCCAGTTCATCAATACCGGTCATCAGCGCCCTGGATTTCTCCAGTCCCTGATTGCGGCATTCAACACGGTCGACCACTTCCGGAAGGACATCATCAATGTGAACCGGCTGAATGACGCCCTTTCCGGTCGACAGTGAGGCCATCATGTTCTGCACATCCTTCAGGGCATCCTCGGCTGCTTCACAGGTATACGCATCACGTAAATTCTGTAATGCTTCAGTCAGTGTTTTTTCTGCATCGCGCAGTGCGGCATTGCGCCGCAACGCTGCGACATAGTGCTCCAGTGAAGACTTCACCCAGGTTTTGCGTCCGGTGTCGGTAATCACCGGGGCAAGTTCCGGCATCTCATTGCACAGCAGTACGGGGTCAATGACGCCGGATATGCGAGCCTGTCTGCAAATCCCCGCGTAAATATCCCGGTACTGACGCACAAAAAATACATCCGCCGGAAGTGTGGCCAGAATATCCATCACTTCCGGATCGGCCCCACGCAGAAAAAACGCACCGATGACAGCGCCTTCCAGGTCATCGTTACGCCATGCCGGGGTGTTCTGGCTGGTCATGCGGCAACACCTCCGATACGAGAACGGTAGCTGGGCCAGTTAAACGACAACCAGTTGCGCCCGCCATCGGTGATCCTGTCGGCAATCCGGGGACTGATGAACGCCCACAATTCTTCCGGTGAAAGGTTGCTGATCAGGATAGTTGGCAAAATACCCTCATACCGGGCATTGATAATTTCCTGCAAAATGGCCATTTCAGCCGCACTGCCAAACTGAACGCCGACTTCGTCGACAATCAGCAAATCCAGTGACGCATAATGCTCAATGACGTCATCCGCTGTTTTTTCACTGTCATTCCGCCAGCAGTTTTTCACAGCCCGGGTAAGGCGCATCACGTCGGTGATCTCCACACTGGCCAGATAGTTACGGATGATGTGTTTTGCCATTGATACCGCCAGATGATTTTTCCCGGTACCGCAACTGCCGGTCATAACAAGACTGGTACCGTTCTCCAGCATATCTGGCCAGTTCTCCGCATAGCGGCGACAGGCCGCAAGATTTCTGGCTGCGTCAGGATTAACCTCCAGATAATTATCAAACTCGCAGTCCCGAAAACGCAGAGCAATTCCGGCGTTATCAGTCAGTTCTTCCGCCTTGAGGGACGACAGTTCCATGGTCAAATCACTGGCCTCAGCGATCAAGCAGTCAGGGCAGCATGAAATTTTTTCTCTGTCCTCGCCATTACGATCGATCCACACCAGTATATGCGTACGATATTTACCGTGTTTTTCGCAATATCCGCGACCTTCACGCATCAGGCAGGAACGATAAGGCCATGGCTTTTCGCCCTTCTGAGCAAATGCAATCTCTGCCCGTAACTCATCCATTTCTGCCCGTAACTCATCCATTCGCGCCTGTAGTCTTGTTTGTTTCTCACGTTGGTCAATCGTCATCATCGCTGTCACCTCAGAATGTCAATTTGTTACTGGATTTACCGAATTTGTCAGACATGGCTCCCAGGCCAGCCAGGACATCGACCTGTCGCTGTCGCCCACCTCCGTGAGCGGCTGGCTGTTGCCAGTAATCTTCGAAGTGACGATCGGGTCCAAAGAACGTCGCAGCCTGCTTCACGAACTGTGTGCCGGTATTTCCTGTAGCACGTACCCAGGCGGCATACCGCTTCACGCCATCAAGCATGGTCTCCGGTTTTATTCCCTCCCTGATACGGGCTTTCCAGGCTTTGAAGGCTGCTGACTTGGAATTGCCACCAGCACGTTTGGGATATTCCTGCCAGGCCTGTTCAAATTCCGGTGAATATTCCTGTCGGGCAGAACGCGCTGGCGCAGACGCGTCAGCGGATGCATCAATAGTGTTTTTAGTCTCCGTTGTAATCTCTGTAGTAATCTCTGTATTTGTATCAACATTCGGCGTATCCCCTGTTCCGTTATGACGTCGGGGGGTGTTCCGTTTTAACGTAATAGCTGTATCGCTGATTGCATTATTGCTGTTACTTTCTGGCGAAACAGAAGAAGGTGTGGTGATGGCCGCAATTGCCTGTGGGTTGATCCCGACAAACAAAATATTGCTGCATTTCACCCCATCGAGCATTTCCACCGTGCGTAAATCCAGAGTAATAAACCCTGCATCGCGCAGACGCTTCAGCGCATCTGCGGTTTCCCTTTTCCCGAAACCAAACTGCTCAGCAAACGCCTGGTAGCTTCTTTGCAGTTTGTCGCCCTGAAAACGCTTGCGATATCCCAGCAACGCTCCGGTGTGCTCATCCCTGACCTCTGTCGGGCGGTACCAGTAAACGATCTCTGAAAGCAGAGCGATAGCCGTCGCATCCGGACGCCCACTGGGTAGTCGAATATATTTCCACCAGTTCGCAGGTGTAACATTGCCGGAAATATTAATTTGACCAATAGCCATAACTTCCGGTGTGGGGGCGTAACGGCTCATACAACCTCCTTCCGCGGCATGAGAATTGTGTAGCCACGCGCAGGTTGTAGTCTGGCTTTTGCATCAATAGTAAGCGTTGCAATTTTTCGGATATGAAGATAACCAGCTCTTTCCAGTGCCAGGGTTTTCCTGAATATCGCTTGCTTAGAACAACAGCAGAAATCAGCAAGCACCTGATGATCAATAACTCTCTCGCCTTCACCGTCTGAAGAACCCGACATCAAAACACGCAACATAATCAGGCGCTGAATCGGGTTATCGAAAGCACATCCGCACACAAACTGAAAACAGTTCACGCCACACCTCCCAGACGCTTAAACATTTTTCCAGACAGAAATACCGCCAGAGGGTAACTGATGGTGTAGCTACGCCCCTGTAGTTCGCACACGACTTTCTGGCTTTCAGCGTTGACTAGGCAAACCCGCAGAACGTGACCGTTGCTGGTGGCGAACCACTGCCCCACACGGGGGCAACGGTTGTATCGGTGATACAGGGAATTAACGATGTGGCGGATCATGGACGCACCTCCGCCGTAGTTACGTATTTAACCGGGCTACCTTTCATTGAGATGGTTTCACACATCTCTGCCGCTTTCAGTTCCGCTGTTTTTCTGGATTTATAGCGACGGTGCCAGACAGATACATCCGTGCGAACTGATACATCGTTTCTGTATTCCGTAGTGGAGATGATGATTTCGTAACTAATCATGGGCGAACCTCCTTGTCAGAACCATTCAGCCTGGAATCAACAAGTGCAGCGCCAAAAACAGCATCACCAACACGGTCGTACAGTTTGCTAGCCAGCGGAGATTCAACGGCCTTAAGCATTGGATAAAGCTGGCTTGTCCAGATTTGATGGATTTCACGCAAATGCAGGTATACGCCTCTGGCGTTTCGTGCGACAGCTGACATATCAGACGCATCGGCACCTGATAAACTCTTCTCCATCAGGTTAAAGGCGTTGATGTATGCCTCTTTGAACCGGGCAGCACGTTTACCCGTGAAACCCATAGCAAGAAATGCAAAACCGTCTCGTGTGATTTGATAGCAAGGGAGCTTGCGTGTACCGCCGTTCGGTTGATTTACCGAAATCGATGTCTCCGCAAAATTGCGGGCACAAAACTCAGGGGAACAATCCAGAGTGCGGATCTTTTTCAGCACATCGTCGTGACGCTTGGAGAAGAAGTTGGCAACAGCCAAAGAAGTGGTAACGGCCTGGCCGTTGTCAATGGTGATTTCAGGTTGAGTGAGGGCTGGGATCGTAGCCATGATGGCAGCCTCCGTTGACAGTGAAAAACTTCCACCACCGGAAACGCCAATTTCACTGGTGGTGAACTGGACGGGGTTGGCGTAACCGGCGTCAACGGAGACCGGCGCACCTTTCGGTGCCCCCGCCCAGCCCACCATAATCTGGATGTGAGCAAATGCGGACGATAAAAAAGACGCTGGCGCGTCATACATCGCCGTTGACAATTTCAGGACGCCAATCCCGGCACCCGCTTTATAAGGTGCAGAGACAGTGTAACGTCCCGAAATTGCAGAATCAATATTTGGTCTTGAAATGATCATATAGCTGCTGATATCTTTAGAACTGTTCTTGGATGTTTCGGAGCCGTTTTATGCGAAACAGCTCCCCGTTATTGATGTTGAGTGAGCCGGGTTACTCCCGGCTTTTTTTCACCGCTGCCAACCAATAACCTGAAATAACCCCATTTTCGGGTGATACCAGCGAGTCCCTCGCGGTTCTGCTTCCTCCATAACCCGATAAAAAGCAGCCATAAACGGTTCCACAGCAACAATTGCGCGACGTGACAACAATCCGTCCGGCGTCATGAACTCATGTGTGTCTGTAGGAATTTGATAGGCGTTCACCAGATTGCGGCATTTATCATCTGACAAACCGGTTTTTGCTTTCAGTTGGCGATATCCGGCATAGCCCTCACGAATAGTGCCCTTTTTAATTTGCTCGACTGTTTCAGCAACGTGGCTGACTTTTTCTTCCACCTGAGTGATCCGTTTCTGTTGGCGAACGGCTTCAAGAGCCATCGCGGCAACCATTTCGATTTCGCTCATTGGCTTACGGATCTGTTCTTCCAGTTCGCGCCAGCGATCTACCAGGCGAGCAGTGAATTCAGGACAGAGCTGTGCGACGACAATGATGCTGTCGCGCTTACCTCGTTCACCTTCGAATACATACGCGCTAGAAAATCGGCGAGGCCCAAGTGATTGTTTATTCTCAATTTCCACAGTCTGTGGAAATTGGATGATTCCCTTTTTAGCCAGTGTTTCAATAGTTCTCTTAACACTATCTGGTCGGCTTCCCACCAGCTCTGCGATCTCAACGCTGGTCATGGATGCTTTGCCGTTAAAAATTGCGGTGTTCATTGTTGGTCTCCTGTGGGCTTGTCATCTTCTGTATTCGCTAGACTTGGGTGTGTATATGGAATGCTCGGATCCAGATGACAAAGAATGGCAACATCCTCCGGAACACCTCGCGTTTTCCACTTTCCAACACCTTGACTGCCACGAGGCCTTCCTTTCTTTGGGAACCTGCGACCAATAGCGGCATTGGTTTTAAATTGAATTTTTAATATTTCATAAAGGGTCATTCTTTAGTCTCACACCAGATACTTTGTTATCCAACGATGTTAACCACAGGAACCCAAAGTATCAAGAAATTCTGTTACTTTAGTATCAACAGCCATGAGAGGAGAAGAAAAATGAAGTCTTTAGGTGAACGTCTCATCAACGCACGGCAAAAAGCGGGGTTAACACAAGATGCGTTGGCTAAAAAAGCTGGGGTCACCAGAGTTGCAATCAGTAAAGCCGAGCAAGGCCTTACAAAAAGTTTCAACGGTGACACCCTTTTTAAAGTTGCAGCTGCACTGCGGTGTTCACCGCAGTGGCTTCAGAACGGAGATGAAAAAGATAAGCATTGGGAAAATAATGTTAAGAGCTGCCCACAGAGAGACACAGCACACTCTTACCCTGTAATTAACTGGGTTCAGGCAGGATTATTCGCAACTTCTGGTGATGACTACAACATGTATGATCAGGATAATTGGAGGCATTCTGTAAAATACGCTGGTGAGAGGGGGTTCTGGCTGGAAGTGCACGGAGACTCAATGACTTCGCCCGTAGGAATAACATTTCCTGAAGGAATGTCGATCCTTGTCAACCCAGATAAAGAAGTTTTTTCAGGGTGTTACGTCATCGCCAGAAAAAAATCTACCAATGAAGCAACATTCAAAAAATATATTTCTGACATGGGAAAGGCGTTTCTAAAGCCCCTTAATCCACAATATCCAATCATAGAAATGGACAATGATTGCGAAATAGTAGGTGTTGTGGTTGATGCCAGGTGGGATATTTTCTGACCAGACACAAAACACAAAAAGAAACCAAAGTATCAAAAATCACTTGCCACACCTTGATACCTTAGTTACCATAAAACAAAGTTCGTAACTGAGGTATCATCTCATGATCAATAAAGCTACAACTCTTGACTGTCTCGAAGAACTGAAAAACCTCGGCAGCCTCATTACACTAATAGCAAAAGCAACACCTGATGCTACGCTCTCTAGCGATATAGAGTCATGCGCAGGACTGGCATGGGATATGACAAATAGCATATCCAGAAAGCTATCGTCAGCAATGCTTTTACAGAACAAAAATTCTGCAATCAGCAACCGTCTTCGCACCCAACGCGAAGCCTGCGGCTTAACAACCGCCGAACTCGCCAGGCTGCTCGATCTCGATGAAGAAATTATCATCCAGTGGGAGAGCGGAGAGTATGAACCAACTATCAGTATGCTTATCCCACTGGCAAATATTCTTGGCTGCGATCCGATGTGGCTGTTAACTGGTGAGGTTACTCCTCCGGAGCAACCAAAAAGTGAGGAGCAGCAACACCATGACGCATCTCAACAAGTTTGCCCCTTATCTCGCGAAGCTCTTCTGCGGAAGAACCAATACCAATGGTGACATAATCGCCGCTTCGCCCCTCAAGGTACATGCGAACATTTTTATCAATCATTGCGGAAACAGTCTCAATATGAAAACACTTCTGAGACTCGCTATATAGCAGAACATATAAGTCAGCTGAGGAAGCCATGAAAAAGTTCGAAAACATAACTGTTCTCCATGTTGATGACTTTGATTATACAAACCCGGAACTTCTCCCGGAGGTTGTAAAGGCAATAGATGTTGCCGATATAGTGATTAGAGAAAAGAGAATTATCAAAAACAGGCTCGCATGCACTTCAGGAGCAATGACAGAAACAACCTCACAGCAAGATAATTACGAAGGCATTTGTCTGGAGCCTGATTCATTTGCGGTAAATGTTTATCATTTATTGCATGCAACACAGGTATTACATATGTCCAGTAATCACGAAACGAAAACACTCGGCAGCGAAATTCTGAGTTTTGCATGTGAGTATGCAAAAGCTACTGCCGAAAAAGAATTAGCGCAATAACAACAAATATGCCCTGAACGTTTATTGCGGTTTTATCGCCGGGGATTGTTACAACCTTAATCCACAGGAGGCTTTATTGTGACTTTTATAAAGAATATGGCATCACACAAGACCGCCTGCCTTATTGCACAATACGGTGAAAATTACATGCATATTGCCTGCTTATTTCTGCGTAAAGCATACGGGAGATAATAATGCATCAGAAAACAGCAGAACACGAACAAACCAGAGTATTGCTGACCATCAAAAACGGGAAAGTAATATTCATTCGCCATGTTCATGACGATGAACTTGTAGGAATTCTTTCAACATTCCTGTTTATTGCAGAAAAGGCAGGATATGACGTTATTGCACCAGCAGATGAAGATGAGGAATAAATATCATGCAATACGATGAATTCCAGGCTGAAGCAACAGCCAATGGTATACGAACTGGCAGTATGACGATTGATTATCACGACGCCATACGTCGTCTGGATGCCGGAGAATTCGATACTCCTAATGTGCGAGGTTTACGTATCCTTCAGTGTCTGGCGCAAGCCGACGAAGCAGGATTACTGGGTAAACTTCCGGTTGAGATGAAGGTTGCTCAGTGGCGATGGTTGTATGTGACGACATTCATCAACGAAGAAGAAGACAAGAACGGCACAATTGATATCTTGAATGAACACGGAACAACTGAACACGCCGTGGTATATAACGGGATGTATGGGTTTATGACGATATATCCCGGCCCCATTCGATTTGCCTTACAACAGTATATTGAATGGAATTTAATTCAAAAATACGGCGAAGCTGAAGGAATGGGAAGAGCGCTGTTTCTTTATCAGAAAATGCTCACTACTTCCCCTGATAAAGGTTTCATTCTTTCAGATATGGGTCGAGAAGGGCTTGAAATCCTTCTGGATGAAATTATTAACGAAATGAATACTCATGGCATGCAATCCGAAACAGATATTAAGTAAAAGGGACCACATGACCGTTATCGAGTATATCCAGGAAAATCCAGATTGCAGTAGAGAAGATATATCCCTCGCACTTGGAAGAAGCGCAACTTCTATCAGTAATGAATTATCACGGTTATTGTGGAATGGGTTAATAGTACGAACTGGAGAAAAAAACAAAATGATTCTGTACTGCGTAAACAATCTGCCGTTTGGATACAGCAATCCCCTAAGTGTTATGTTCAACCAGTTACTTAAACAGGTAAGAAATGGCAACTGACTCACAACTAACCATAGAAACGGCCCTGAATGTCGGCCTGGCGCTCCTTGGTTATTTTTACATCGTGTTCTGCAGCGGACGGTGGCTGTCGCTGTTGTTCCTGAAAAAATGGAATAAACGCCGTAAGCAGGATGAACGCCAGAAGGCAATGAATGCGTTTTCCGAAGCCTTCGGAATTGACGGCATGGAACCAGGGGATCCAGCTCGCGCAATCAGCAGAGGGGGTGTAGTAATCCTTGTATATCGGAGTGAAGAGAAAAATGACGATCACAAAACAACGAGTAGAAAAAATCATATATCGCCATGAAATGGGACTGAACAGCGATGTCACTGCCGAAGAGGTTTATGACCTGGCTGTACTGGCGCTGAATTTATCAAATATCGCAAACCTGAAGCGATACGAGCTTGATATGGATGGTTGCGACTCGTGCGGTCAGGATTGTGGCGCAGATATGACTGAAGATCCTGATGGTGATTATGTCCTGTTTGATGACGTGGTTAAGTTGTTTGAATTTGATACAACCACTCAAAAGTTAGAAATCCCGGCAAAGGAGGCTGCCAGTGAGCAAGATTGACTATCAGGCACTGCGTGAGGTGGCGGAACGTGCAATTCCAGCAATGGAACGCCTGTTAATGTTGCCAGCTGATGATGACTTGTTAAGTGAACAGGAACT